CACCCGCATCGATCACGGACACGACGCCGAGCGTGTTGACGTTGATCGTCACCGGCCCGGTATTGGTGGACGGAGTTTTAAACCAGACTTTCAAGCCGTCGGAATAGGACGGGGGTGCGGTGGTCAGGTCCACGATCAAGGCATCGGGGCCACCCGTTGCGACCGCGTACTCGCTGAACCCGAGGTCTTCTCCCAGTGCGGCGCTGATTAAATCGAACCCGGCCTGGACCTCGTCTAACGCATCGTTGATTTGGGTCGCCCGCGCCAGGGAGTTCTCCACAAAACGATTAGCGTCGTGATTGAAATAGGGGTTGGTAATCGCCATGCTTACTCCCGTCTGCCGCGTACGGCGTAGTGAACGTGCGCCGCCTCGATCGTATGAGGTTGCCGGTAGGCGTCTACGCTGCGTACCGAGATCCCGAGGTTAGTGCCGCTGCCGTCAACGTAGGACTCCGCGCGCCCGAGGTGAGGACCGGTCCATTGGAACTGCTGCCAAAACGCTGATCCGTAATAGCCGCCGTTGGCGACCAGATCCGCGATTGCTTCGGGAGAAGCTGCGTTTTCTTGGTCCCCGTAGGAAAAGTCGGTCGTAAAGTGCAGGTCGAATGCTTCCGGGGCCTCGACCTCCAGCACCACCTTGCGGAAGCGCTTGTGACGCTGCGGTGTGCCGAAGTTACCAAACGCCAGTCGCAGGAACGCCTCGACCGGCACGCCGTCGAACGAGGTGCCGGAATCCATCTGATAGACGTACCCGTCGTCACTGCCGAAGTACACCACCTCCTTGCCGGTGGACTCCTCCCCGAACGTGGTACAGCGCACGGTGATGGGCAACAAAAAGCGCATGAACTCCGGACCTTTTTCGGTAAAGGTCACCGACAGGCCGTAGCCGTCCTCGCGAAAGATCCGGTACTGGTTCTTGAGCCGGATCGCCAGCGACGCGGTCACTCCCGTGCGGAAATCGTCCAGCAACCGGTGGATCGCGAAACTGAAAGTGCCACCGACGAAGTCGCCGTACGCGTCGGTCGGGTTCAGCGACATCAACCCCTCGTCGGCCAGGAACTTGGGGTTCCCCAGGTTCGCCACGGTGTTCTCGATCGCGCCGGTCGTGTGACTGTGCAGGCGCAGATCCCAGTCGTCCGTGGACGTACCGTACAGAAGCTGCGTGCGGCTGCGGCACCAGATGGCCAGCGGCCCCCCGGCGATCGACAACATACCGGTCGGGTCGCACCCGAGGCCAATCTCGCTCGCCCCCAGCGCCCCGTCCCAGGCGTGCGGCAGGCCCGGCTGACTGTGGTTCAACGACCCGCCGGGGTAGGTGAGAAACAGGTGCCCGTTGTGCGCGGCGATGAAGGTCGGGAATTTATCGATGATGCCGGTCTCGATAAAGGCGAACCCTTCACCGTCCCAGGACCACGCCAGATCCTTACCGTTGCAGGCGTAGAACTTGTCACCGTCGGTGGTAGCGTAGAAGTTGTGCGTGATGAAGCGGTAAATCGCACCACCCGCGAGCGCGTTAGCGGTCGCACCACCCGTTGCCACCACGCTGCCGTTGACGTTGCTGACCGTCTCCCCGGACTGGAACACCCCGGCGATGGTATGCAGATAAAGGTTGCCCTCGGCCAGGCTACTGAGCCAGTCGTCGTTGGTGGTCGACGCCGCCGTGATCACGCCGGTCGCGCCCGAGGTCTCACCGGTCACGGTCTCGCCTTTCTTGATCAAGCCGGTGCCGGTGTCAAAGGGGATGCGGACCCCCAGGTCTTGTAGCTCCCAACCCGAGGGGGTGCTCTTGTACAGTAGCCCATTGGCCCCGCCGACGTTGTCCCGCACGGTATAGACGTCGTCGTGGAACACCCACAACCCGCGAATGATGCCTTCCCCTGGTACGGGGTTAATGGCGGCGCGGGCCGCTTCGATCGCGACGATCTTCTCCTCTTCGGTCGGTACGTAGGCTGGGTCAACAGGCCCCTCATAGTCGGCTATAAACACCGTCGAGAGGTGGGTCGGGTCAAAGGGTTGCCACGTAAACCAGTGGTTACCCTCCGCATCGGTGATATCGACCTGTCTGAGATCACCGTCGGGGTCGGTAATGAGGTAGTCGTAATCGGCTTGTGAAGACGCGCGTATCGTAAAGACCAACCACCCGTTCCAGCCGTCGGCGTTATCGTCCCACTTTCCGGGGTCCACCGGGTCGGGCACAAAACAAACCGGGTCGGCGTAGACGTAGTCCCCGTCGTTTGCCGGGCTGATGAAAAAGTCTACTACCGGAGTCCCCGCCCCTTCGAGCACCGGCCCCGTGTCTGGGACCGTGTCAGAGTGTCGGGTGCCCTCGATCCGCAACGCCATCCCGGCGCACCCGGCGGGAGCCGCTTCCGAAGGTTTCAACTGCCCATCGAACCGCTCGTACCCGTGCATGCGTTTATAGCCACCGCGCAAGGTCGATTCGTAGTTCTCCGAGAACAACACCTCGCCCGGTTTTAACTCTACCGCCGGGGTCTCATGGTTCTCACCCCCGCGCAAGGCGAACGTTTGAACCTTATTCACCGTTAATACTCCCCTAACGCCGCAGCGGACGTACGCTGCAGGGTGTCGGTCGGTAACTGGTTGGCGTCCAGCTTACGCTTGGTTGCTAAGTACCTGACCTTGGCATCGGCGTAGATCTCAGGAGCATCCTGGTGGGTGGCAAAGGACATCAACCCCCGCTGGATCAGGATCGAATGGAACGCCTCCGGGAATCCCGGCACGTCATCATCGTTAACCAAGGACGTCGGTTTACGACAGAAATCATAGGTCAGTACATAGGTGTCCTTGTCCGGTGGCGGGCGCACAAGCAGGTGGTTCTCAGGAGAGACACAGACTTGCGTCGGCCGGTTGGGGTCGATGACCCCAATCATGCCGGTGTGGAAGGTATGCCATAACGTCTGCGGGAGCCAGCACTGGTCCGTCAAACCGACGGCAGTGTCGTACAACCGAAAACAGTACTCGGTAAAGACCTGCACGTCGGTGACGCCCAGCGCCTCCAGGTCGTATTCGCTCTCTCCGATCGTCAACGCCAACGCCCGGTCGCGTACCAACATAAACCGCCAGTTCGGGCGATCAGCCTGCAGCTCGATCCAAGCGTCATTGATCCACGTCACGACGTTGAGAAACATCCCGGACTGGTTAACCACGGAGACGGGACCGACACCCGCAATAGCGGCCTCCCGGCGCAGTTCCTGGCACAACTTGAGAAAGTTCACGCGCTGGCCTCAGAGATAGGAAAACGGGTAAGACTGCACTTCGCGTTTTTCCAGAGTCCGGTCGCCGTCCGGGCCAACGCGCGTGGCGTACTTCATCTGTTTAGCGTTCTTCAATATGTCGACAACCTCGGGCGGAGCATCGATCTCGACACCGCGCCGCAACAGGTAAGACTTGCCATTGCACATCACCGGCACGTCCGACGCCCCGGTTTGACCCTCCACCGTGTGCAACTGGATTTTAATGGTCTTGGGCTGCGCCTTCTTCTCAGGGGCAGCGTCCGCCGCCGCCAACGCATCCCCCTGGCCCGTGGCCAATTTAATCTGCGAGATCATCTCGTCGCGACTCATCGTCTCGGGCAGTTCAAGCCCCAATTCGACCGTCGCATAGTCCAATAGTTGAGCCTTTGAACTCTTCGAAAGATTCATAAAGTAACTCCTGTAGCAAGTAAACGACGCACGCGACGGCGTTCACCGTCGCGTGGCCTACGGGGAAATATCAAAGCAGGTCAGAAACCGCGACCTCGATACGCACCATCCAGGTCTCGTTCAACACCAAGGCAGCGAAGTAAGCCTTCCAGCCCACATAACCGCGCTGCGCCAGCGGGTCCGACTTGGACGGTGTACCGGGGTTGAGCACGGTGGGACGAATCGCCCCCGCACCTTTCAACGGCACCACGCCGTACGCCTCCTTGGCGACGACAACGACCGGGTAAACATCCGCCAGCGTACCCCCGGAAGAAAGCACCAAGCCCCCGTGTGCGGCCCCCGCGTCGGGGAACGCATCCAGGACCGGACTCAGGATAAAACGCACGTTCTCCAGCGTACCGATCTCCTCGGGACAAAGCGGCTTGCGTGAACCGTACTGAGCGACCGGCACGAACCCGGTCATCTCGCGCAAGTCGTGCTCGACGTTGGTGTGAGCGAAGGCGATGTAGCCTCCCTCGATCGGCGTGGTGTTGTGATCCGGCGACCCGGATAGCATCTTGTTGAGTGGTTTACCCCGCATCCCTTTGAGATCACGCACCGCCAAACGGATATCGTTGGTCTCGATCGGGGTGTTGACTTGATCACGTTGCGTACCGTTAGCGAAATTCGCCGACGTTCCTCCACGCACCACCCCCCAGGTAATGTACTCCAGCGTCTCACCGGCCTGTTCGCCGCAGAGCATAGTGGCATCCGAGAGCACCGGATCTTCGGACAGGTCATGGACCCAGTCCGTGATCGTGACCACATCGCCGTATTGCAACAAACTCACGTCGACATCGTCGTACTGCATACTGCGGGGGGTAGGTTGCACGCCTTCGATCAAGGGTGTCGTCGCCACCGGAAAGGGTCTCGGGCGGCGGAACTTCACGTTATCTGCTTTATTGCGGGGTAGGGGTTTGGTTTGGGCGAACTTACTCAGCACCAGTACGGGCTCAGCGTGACTCAACATCTGCAATGCGGCCCAGGCGGCCGTACGTTGGCTGATGGAACCATAATCAGTTATAGCCATGAGACATACCTCTTCAGTTAGTGGCTGTTAATGCCCACCGAGACCAAAGAGGGGGAACCGTCGAGCACGCAGTCGGCCGGGAACCGGCGGACGTCCGTACTGAGTTCTGAACCGTCTTTTGTACGCGTGGTAAACGAAATCAGGCCTGACTATTGCCGGGCCTGTTTCTTCTTCTCTTGCTCCTTATACCATTCAAACGCCCCTTCAAAATCCTCGGGGGCTTCATTAGTCGGAAGCACCGAACGCCTCGATGCCACCGATTGGGAACTTGCCAGCTTACGCTGACGACGCTCCTCGACTTCGTCCGCGCGCCCGGTATTGCCCGGCGCGGGTGCGGGGGGCCTTTGGTAGGCGTCCAGCACATAGACCGCATCTTTCGCATCGGCGCTGTAGTACATCTGCTGCAAGCCCGTGGGTTGGCTCACAAGCCATTGCAGGAACGGTTCCGATTGGGCGGTCTCACGCCAGCCGGGGTGCGCCTGGGTGAGTTGATCCTCGGCGAAACGATGCGCCTGATCGATCTCGCGTTCCGTTCGTGCCGCCGCTTCCTGGCGGATCGGTTCCATTTCCCGCTGTACTTCGTTTCTTATCCGCTTGTACCCGGCATCGAGCATTTGCTGCACTGCCCCTGCCAGCTCGGGGTAGTCTTCTTTGAGTTGCGCAACCTCCTTGGCGTCCTCCGGTGCCGGGCCTTCGGGACCGCTTTGTTGGAGACGCGTCTCCAGCTCGTTGATCTTGCGCTGTAGCGCAGAGACCCGGCCGTCGTCCGAGGCCAGCCGGTGGCGCAATTGATCGCGCTCACGCCGTACCGCGTCGACATCGGATGTTTGCACGGCCTCGGGGTCGATTGGGGCTTCTTCGTCCGGGGCCTCGTCCTCTACGGGGGCCTCATCGTCGACCGGGGCGTCGTCGTCCACGACATCGTCCTCGACCGGGGCCTCTTCGTCCGGGGCATCGTCCTCGACCGGGGCGTCAGGGTCCGGATCGCCCAGCGGGGGGCCGCCCGCCGCGAACTCGTTGAAATGTTTTTCGAAATCGTCCGGCTCAGCGAGCGCGGACGTATCGTCCACCACCGGTTGTGATTGGTCAGTCATAACGTTTTACCTCACGTTTCGTCGTTGATAGTGTCGACCTGGGGCGTAGGGTTGGCCAAATTAAGAATCGAGCGCATGGCCATGATGACGCCGCGCGCCACGCCCGCCTGTTTATCCGTACATTCGGGGTCGATGAGCACGCCGGTAAAATGCTCAATCTGAGAGGTCGCCTCGGCGCGTACTGTTTGCCAGTCACTCGACCCCGTGTTGATTGGTTCGTTCATATCCCTTGCCCCATCTGCGTCTTGAGCGTCATCTCGTCCACCGCGTTTTGCCGTTTCACCCGCGAACTGACCAACAGCTCTTTCAACTTCGCCTCGATCTGCGCGTAACTGATGTCCTTCTCGGTCATCAATTTAGTGATCGCGATCTCGCGGTCGATCTCGCGCTCGGTCAGACGCGACTGACGCTCCTGGTCCGAGTCAGCCAGTTTTTCCTGGTGCATCCGGTATTCATGTTGGTAGCGCAACTCGTCCGGGTTCGCCTGCCCGGTCTCGGCCGCCGCCTTTTGCCGCGCCTCGATCTCCTCGTCAGAAAGCACCGCGTCTTCGGCGTCGAGGTGCATCGCCTGAGCCGTCTTACGCAACAGCTCGGGACGGTTGGTCAGCGGCAAGTCGTTCGGGTTGGCCGTCATACCGAGGAACTGCAACAAGGCCTGCTGCTGCTGCTCCTTGACCAGGAGCGCCGCCGTGCCGCGCGCGAACGGTTCGAAATCACCCTTGATATCATCACGCGGATTGAACTGCATGTTCCAGTCGTAGAAGCGCCGGATCACCGGGACGGTGAAGTTATCGTCGAAATTCTTCACCCCGCGCCGAGTAATAGCGTTGGAGTTGTTCATCAGGATAGACATACCGCGCGCGGTGTCCGGTAAATGCGGGGCATGCTCTCCCTGCATCGTCATTGGCGTCGAGGTTTCCTCGTCGATCAGACGCATTGCGGTCAAGAAAATCCGCTCCAGCTCGCCTTGCCGCGACGGGATATCGAATAGTTTGAACGCCTGGTCGATGTTTGAGACCCCGCCCTTTTTCCACCAGACCTTGCCGCCGCGTATCTCCCACACCCCGTCGGCCGGTTCGATCTGCTCGTTGTCCATCACGATCTGAGGACCGACCGAGAGCCCCCCGTTGTCCAGGATCATGCGCCACGTCGAATTGATCACCCGCTGGGGGTTGCGCGATTGATGCGGCACGCCAAACCCGAAAATACTGGTGTCGTCTTCCTCCCAACAGAACACGCTATACGGGCGTTCGTCCGATTCCATCGGATTGATAATGGCCTTGAGCACGTACGGCCCGCAGAACCACACCACGCCTTCGGCCTCGTCCATCGGGTCGTCTTCGTCGTACTCCTCGCAGCCGCAAGCGATCAAGTCTTCCTTGTCCATCGGCCCGTGATACTCCCAGATCTCGTAGCGGGTATCGTCGGCCAGCGTCTGCAGGCCCGAGATAGCGCGCATTTGATCGAGGTAATCCGAGCTGGAGCGGTGCGTATTCGACTCCTCTTTGAGCAGTTTACGGATCTGCTCGATCTGAAAGCCGGGGTTCTTCGCCAGTTGGCGCACCTCGCGCGCCGTCATGTAGTGGCGCTAGAAAATAAACTCCGCCTGATCCAGTCGAATGGCCGACATGTCGGGAAAGAAGTCCCACGGGCTGACGTGTTCCACGGAAGGACGAGGGTCTTCGACGACTTCCCTTACGTAGGTCTCATGCCCGCTCGATGACGCGCCGATATTGCGCCACGACTGACGTACGCGCCCGACCACGACCGGGGCCTTGATCACCCCGGTGCCAAGCACCACGGCATGGTGAATTACGTCGCGTGACTTAGCGTTGTAACGGGCTTCCTTTAGTTGATCGTCGATCTCCTTTTCCATCGCCTCGGCGCGTTGTTCCGCCACGTCGAGCATCTGCTGCGCCTGCTCGGCCACCGTCGGAGGTGCGGGCGCTCCTGGGACCATGGCCGGGGCAAGGGCGGCCCCCGCCGTCGCGGGCGTGTCATCCCTCAACGCCTGCTGCAGTTCGGGAACCGGGGTGTTGCGCACCCCGTAGTTCTTGTCGTCGGTCGGGTAGAGCATGTCGACCAGACTGGCTTCAACCGCATTGGATTTAGGCCGGGTGACATTGACGAACACCTTGCTGCGCGCCTCCGTTTGCTTCAGCTTCGCCTTCGTTTCGGGGTCATATTGCCCGTTATATTGATACAGATCCTCCACCCAGCGACGTTCCAGATCCTTGCGGTAGCTGACCTGCTCGTCGACCTTACGCATCAACCCCGCGCCGATAGCCTCGATACGTTGCTCCAACGCCATCTGCTCTTCAGTGGTGCGTTTGGTTTGCGGTTCGTTCATGTCAGTGCCTTAATTCATCATCGAGCCGACGTCGGCCACAAAGTGCGACCCAATCCCACCGCAGCAAAACACCCTCGGGCGCGGCAAACCGATTCGGTAGGAGATGGTCCCGCTAACGTATTCAGTGACGCGGACCCGGTACAGCACGTTATCCTCGGGCTCGCCATAGGTGTGTTCGACGTCCTCGGTAATATCCGAGACCGTGCGCCAGTTGGTGCCGTCATCGAACGAACGTTCCAGCACCAGGGTATTACCCGCCGCGCTCCACACCGAGACGTTGATAGCGGTTTCGCTCACCAGGACCGGCGCGGACTGACCCAGCCCTTCAAAAGAGCCGGTGATGTCGTGCCAGACCGTAGCCTCGGTAGTGACCAGGGAGCCCGTTTTCGGCAATACCACTACCAGGCCGGTCGCGCCGCCCAGGGAGACACCGAGCTGGATCGCCCCTGCTGCGCCGATCACATCGAGGTTCGACGCCTGCCCGCTGAGCACCGCATCGGTGCCGCTGGCGAGATCGCCTGCGTAGCCGGTGAGCGTGATATCCGTGGCGCTGCCGGTCAGACTGAGCCCCGCGCCAACGGTGCCGGACCACCCCGTCACGTCCAGGGTTTGCGCCAGCCCGACCAGATTGTCACCCTGCGCCAGGGTGCCCGCGCCAGACGTGGTCTCGACCAGCCCCGCACTGCCCACCCCGACAAAGTCGCCCTCACTCCCCGCCGTCACGGAACCGAGGCCGCCGTCGACGTTTACATCCGTCGCCGTACCGGTGGCTACCACGCCAGTGGTTACCACGCCGGTGGCGCGATACACCCTCGAATACGCGTAGGCGTTGGAACGGGGATCGGGCTCAAGCGCCCAACCGGCCGCCACGCTGCCGACCATGCCGGTTGTGTCGACGTCGGTAGCGCTGCCGGTCTGGTCCACCCCGGCCGTCAACAGCCCGGTGTTACCCGTGACATCGACATCGGTAGCGCTGCCGACCCCGGTAAAGGGGGTTCCCGACGCGACCGGTTGATGTGCCCCGATCGGCGGGTCAGCGGTGTCAAAGGCCGTGCCGTGGATATCCACCCAATCGGCACCCAGAACGCCGCTTAGATCGACACCGATGTCCTTCAGACCCGAACTCGCCGACAGCTCATAGTCGCCGTTGGAAGCGTCTACAAAATCAGCGTCGACGACGTTGCTGGTGTAAGGCGTCGCCCCCGGCGGCGTGGTGGTCGCACCATCGTCGGCGGCGTTGGAGCCGGACGGGGAGGGGAAATCCGCCGACGCTTTGTACGACGTGGTCGCATTCAGCGCAACACAGTTGACGCAGGTAGTCGAGTAATTGCCTGCCCCCGCACCGTCGAAACCCAGAGGGACCGAGGCAACCGTCATACAGTTATACAGGTGGTGGTCGTAATAAAACCCCGTGGTAGACCGTGTGCCTAATACCACCGTGGATACAAAGGTGATTTTCCCCGACGCCGAGGTTAGCAAACTGGAGCCGGTAGCGGTTCCTCCGCTCAACAATAAGCCGCTACCGAAAAAGGTCTTACAGGTGCCCGCTAAACCGTGCGAGGTGCTCGTCGACAGGTTTTTAAGCTCGATCCCCTCGACACGACCGTGCTCGGTGCAAACAACGACACCGCCGTAGGAGGCCCATTTTTCGACCCTGAACCCCGACCCCGGCGTAAAACCGGTACGTGCGCCCGACGCCGCTCGAATGGTTACCGGGTGAGTCGCGTCACAATTCGAGACATTGATATTAATCTGTTCGGTGACGTAGTTGACGCCACCGCCCACCGACGAATAGTCCCCGAGGTAACACTCCAGCACCGGGATCTGGTCTGTCGTCACCCAATCAGTACCGGTGATCGCGGTAATCCAGGCGGCGATAGACGTATAATCGCCCCCGCTCGCCTTGAGGGTAGAGACTACCTCTGTCGGCATTTATTGACTCTCATGTTTACGTTGTTCGCACACACTCAGACGTTGCTCGATATGTTCAAACCGAAGCATCGAGCCCGTGGTATCGAAGGCGTTTTTGACCAGCTCACCGACACCATTCACCAGTAGCGCCACCGCGATCACGACCACGGCGTCTTCTCGACTTTGGCGCGAGACCTCAAAACCAAACAGTTTCAATCGAGCCCCGTTATCTTTTTAAGGATAAGTTGCGCTAGGGCATCGAAGTCCGCCATCCATAGCACCACGGACGTCGGCACGATTGCGGGCCACAAACGGCGCAGCCGCCCGGCCGTGGTCACCTCGTCGCCGTACGGCCCCAAGTCGGACGCCCACACCATCGCGTATTCAAACCGATCACCGTGCTGTTCATGGCGCACCGCGATTATGGTGAGCACCACTTTGCGCAACGACCCGAGCTTGGTCCGGCAGACCAACGTTATGTGGTCGTACTCACCGTGGCCCTCGACCATCGTCAGTAGTTTGGTTTCGATCTCCCTTCGATCGGACTGCATCTCGGCCAAGTCCATCAACGAGTGCTTTTCCATCTCCGAGGCGGAGTAGCCGAACAAGTCGGCCCAGCGTTTATTGATCTCCGTAAATTGGTACTGGCGGTCGAACACCGCCCCCGCGAGCGGGTTGTCGACGAACACCGCCTCATGCAAACGGGCCGGTATCTCGTCGATCACACGATTTTTTCTTCCGTAATGTCCAGCGCCGTTTCAATGGATACGTACTCGTAACTGCCGTCGTACAATGTGAGTCGCCCCCAGGTCGCCGGGAAGCCCGCCATACGGTTGCGCCGCGTGCCCAGGTGAAAGCCGGGGTGCGCCTCGCCTTGCGCGCCATGCCAATCCGGGTAATACCCGATCGCGGCAAAACCGCACTGCCTGGCCATCCGGTAAAACTCGTACGCCTGCGACTGAATCGACAGGTTGCCAAAATTCGGGTGTAAATAGCGCGGCAGCACGTCCACGCCGTACACACGCCCCCACCGATCGACGTTATGGTCAGACTCCTGCTTTTTGCCCTGGTGTCGACCGATCGCGCCCTCGACCGGGGAGAGATCAAGGATCAAACCCCCGAACTCACGCAGATGGTCCGCGCATACCAACCAGCGGGGGTCCATCAGCGGCCACCAGCCACGGAACTCCGGGGGTGTGAAATATCGAACCCCGAGGTCGCCCGCCGTTAGAGAGTGCCGGCGTGTACCCACTTATCCATCGAAAATCGTGGGCCTCCAATACGTGTCGATATATATTTCACCCAGGCCGCGCTCTTCGGCACGCAGGCTACCTGCTGCGCCTCGTAGAAAATCTGCGACGCCACCGCGTCGGTGACTGGATGAACCGCTTGATAAGAATCCCCTTGCTTGTTAGTGAAAAACACCAAGTCGTCGTCGCACAGGACGTCGTGGATATGCGCCGCCTTGTGCCCGATGTCCGTGGGCGAGAAAACGCGCCGGGCAAGCCGGGGGATCGAGTAAAAATCCGTTGAAGAGAACTCCCGGACAAAGATTTTCCCGATCGGAATATCCGGGGCATCAACGATGTAGCTGAACCCCTCCTGGTTCTCCCAGCGTTTATCACCGGGCTTAGCCAGCCCGCGCTCGATAAGCATTCGTACCAACTTGCCCGGCAGATCGCGCCCGATAATGTAGGGCGGGCGGTGCTCGGGTTCGTAGATGTCGTCTTGCCACTCGATAGCCTCCTTGAGCATTACGGTGTCCAGCGGCAGGTACGGGGTGTGGCGTAGAAAGGGGGATTGCTTCTTGCCGTCATCGACCCAGAAGTCAATCAGAAACGCCACGCGCTAGCCGCCCGACCTTGCGACCTTGAACAACCCGTCGGTGGCGTGCCAGCCGACCGTGAATTCGCTGTTAATCGAGCTGACGTTAGCGCTTACCGTGTCGTTCAGGTCCATGTAGCCGATGATCAGATCCCCGGCGACCAGGGAACCCCCGGCGCGCGTTAGCAGATAAGCATACTTAGCCCCGATCGAGACCGGGTTACCAAACGCCACGTCATTGGCGTCGACCTTGATGTCGCCCGCCACGGGTTCGGTGACCGCCATGCCCGCGACCACCTGGGCGGTGTAATCCGGATCGGCGCACTCGTTGGTTGAGATATCGGAGTACGTATCGTCGGTGGTCGCGGCGGTATGCGCGACGTCCACCAGGACCGCGACCACGGTGTCCGCGTCAAGGTCGATAGTGCCGTCGACGATTTTCAGGAGCGCATTGTTAACAGGGGTAAAAAGTCCGACTGCCATAAGGGTTCTCCGATGGGTTAAGCGGTGGCCGTGGTGGCCAGCTCTTTAAAGGCGGCCAGGCGAGCGGTGAGTTCTTCGGCCTGTTTGTCCAGGCCCGCCGCGCGCTTATCCAGATCCGCCAGGGCGGTTTCGAGGTCTTTCTTACCCGCGTCCAAGTCACGCTTTTGTTCGTTCAGGGATTCCGCGCGGGCGTTGAGCAACGATTGTTGCTGCGCCAGTTGGCTCTCGGCCGTAGCGTGGCGATTGCTTCGTTCCAGCTCGTCGGCCTGACGCTGCGCTTTGAAAGCGGCCTCGGCTCCCTGCAGATCCTCCTCGCGCGCGGTCAACTCCTCGCGGACCTGGTGCATCGCTTCGTACGCTTCGTCGATCTCCCGCTGGCGTTTGACGAGCGCCTGGGTATCTTTGGCGTTACCCGCTGCGCCCCGGTTCACTACCTCGACGGCTTGCGTTGCCGCTTGCGCCGCATCCTGCAGCTCCTTGATCTTGTTATCCAGCGGCTCGCCGCCTTTCGCCAATGCCGCGACAGCCGCGAATAGATCCGCGACCACGCCAATCGTTTGTTGATCGTCGATACCTGCCATTAGATTGCTCCTACGACGGCCACCTTCTGGCCGGGTTTGATGCCGAAATACTCCGTTCGCCCGGCGCCGATCAGTAATGCGCCCTCGGCGCTCGCGTCCGGCTCGGTGCCAATCGCCAGGCGAATATCCACGGTAGACACCACGCGGAAAATCGCCGCGCGCTCGGGGGCGGGTGGGGACTCAACCTGGCTTGCGCTGACCGCCAGATCCTCGCCGCCTTGCGAATCAAACCCGGAGGGGAGCCAACCCCCGCGCGGCGTTCTCACCAGATCAGCGAAATAGTGAATGTTTGCAATGCTCATAAAATCGTTCCTCAGTATCCGGTGATCGCATCCGCCACCCCTGTCACCAGGGCAGGCTTGTGGTAATCGCGTCGATGGTCCTTGTTGCGTTGGGCGGAGTCGGGCTGCAACTCCATACACAGGTACTGCAGCGCGTCGTGCGGGTGCGAGTACTCGTTCTTATCCGGCCCGGTGTCGGCGTAACGAAAGCCCCCACCGATCTGTGCGATACGCCGGTAGCTATACCCGCCGTTAAAACCCTTGCGTAGCACCTTGCAGCGCTTGTCGATCACAAAAAACGGCGTACGCCCCCGGCTGCGGTTCAGCCACCAGCGCACCGCCCCGAGGCGCGGCTCCAGGGCGTTGCTGCGCGCCGGGCGGGTCGGTAGGTCCGCG